GAATAAACCAGCTTTAACACCATGTCATCATGAGTTTCAGGTATATGTTAGAGATGGTAAACTATCCCTTAAGTTCTCTATGAGATCAGTGGATGTTCCTATTGGTTTACCTTACAATATCGCATCATACGCCACTCTAGCGCATATGTTAGCTATTAAATGCGGCTATGAGGTCGGTGACTTGATTTGTATGCTAGGAGATACCCATATCTACCTTAATCAATTTGAAGCCGTTGAGGAGCAGTTAAAACGCGAACCACGACCATTACCTACATTGACCATTAACCCAGATGTAGATCATGATTATGATATCGGTGGGAATACTAAACGTAATCGCAATTACGTTATAGATGACTTTAAACTGAGCGGTTATACACCATATCCGTTTATTAAAATCGAAATTTCAGTATAATATAACGAGGTACATATGTTTGAAAGAGCTATCATGCAAGTAAAAAAATCAGAGGAAGAACAGCAAGCCTTAGATGCTCTCGGTAAAAAGGTAGAAGAAGATCAACTTACTTTAGATAAACTTAGTGAGGAACTGATGGCTGAACAACGTACTATTCGTGAACTTATAGCTAATATTACTGATTCGCATAGTTGCGATACTGTTGTTATTGATGACGATATAATAGCTAATAAAGATGAGAATCTTACTAGTGCGGTGAAACCTGTAGATACTGATAGTATAAAGTTTATTGTTAAAGATTCTATTTGGTTCCTAGATGAGGCTAAGCGCATTCAAGAGGAACGTGGTGCTATTTATGACTCCACTGGTAGCACTAAGGAACGATCTATGGGTAAGACAGTGACTGCGTTCAATTCAATCACTGGTAAGGATTTAACAGAGGCTGAGGGATGGTTACTACTACAGCTACTGAAAGATGCCCGTCAATGGGCTAATCCTAATGCCTTCCATTTAGATTCAGCTACAGATGGAGTAAGCTATTCATCTCTAAAAGCTGAAGCATTAGCTGCTAATAAGTAACAACATAGAACTTTAAAAATAAATAGGAAACAAAAAATGAACACTGAAAATGAACAAATCACCCTCAGTCTTAAAGATGCTCGTAGGATAATCAATAGTGTACCTAAGATGTTTGAGTATGCTATATCTAAGCAGTTCTCTAAACATAGCAAAGTACTTAAACAGGACTTCATGCAACTAGTTAGAGATAGAGAAAGATACAATCGTTTACTTAAGAATATCCGTAGACGTTACGGTAGAAAACAACTGGTAATCCGAGTGATTAATAATGGTAAATATACAGACTATCTGTTGCCTGCATTATCGGTAATCTGCGATGATACCCATAACTGGAAATGTCGCGTTCGTAAGGTAAACGATAGTATGCATATATGTCATCTATTCGAATTATTCGTAGAAGATAATGAAGTATTTATCGTGACTCAACATAGGGACATTAGTATCGTTCCGAGTGACATTAGCAATGATAGATTAACTCTTAAAGATGATACTAATGAAGTATATACCTTACTTTACAGTCATGGTTATATTAACTCAGAATTAGCATCGGTTGAAAAGTTACCAGTAATAAGTCTACTCTGTGATGAGAATGCAAAAGACGTAAATAACCCTATACTTAACACTATTAAGCTAAGTAACCTCAACATAGGTATTGTAGATGTAGTGATTAAGACTAAATGCACTAAAATAATGGAACTACCTAGTGGTGAGACAGAACCAGTAACTATCTACGATATGATTCAATTACACTCTACTGTGTATAAAGGTAGTTCTACAATAAAAATTAGAGACATTGTAGGTATTAACAATTTAGTAAGTATCTCAGTTTATCGTAAGTTATCCACTAGCTTATCTCCTATTATTGTTTTCACAATGTAACAACAAAAATAGACTACTCAGGTAGTCTATTTTTTTAAATGGTATCAGGATACTGTAGTAAATAATCTCAGTCGCATATTACTATATTGATTATTAATAATAGGAGGTTGGTATGAAAATACCAGAAAACGTAGAGAAGCTACAACGAATACTGTTAACGGTAAGAGAAATAGTAGCTAGTATCATTAACGTGGATATAGATGATGCCGAAAACATCTATAGCTTAAAGATGATGCAATGTGAGTTAGATGAAGTCTCATACGTAGTCACATTTGATACTCAGAAGGAGATTGTTTTTACTTTAGGTATTAACGATAACGACATGAAAATTGACTACTACATTGGTGAGTCAGCTAAGATACCATCTACGATGTTTAAAGAACCTATGTTATTTACCATTCGTACACTATTAACGACTATTGATACTAAATTCACAGCGGATGAAACTAACGGTATCATGAAGTCGATATTGTGGGGTATGAGTACTAACAAGCACATTAATCATAAACTACACGACAACACAATCTTTATAGCTCCTACTGCTGATCTTAAAAAGTATGGAGATAATCCATACTGTTTATTCCGTGGAAAAGTGTCTAAGTTCAAGATAGATAAGGTGCACGGATGGAATATTAGCTACTCGGTTAGGATTACGTTTAAGGATGGTGGAATAGCTAAATTAGATAAGATGACTGCAGACGTAGTCATGAAGCTAAAATCAGGTATGGACATTTTAATGTCAAATAGTGGTGGAGCTATTATCATACAGACTAGTGATATAGATAGTCAAATTCCACACGCTAACGATTACGTTTAATAAAAAAGGATAGAGATATGAAACTACAGTTTACACAACCAGATCACTGGGGTAAGTTGAATAACAGAACCAGAAAGGAAATACTCCGTTCAGCGGTAAGTTCTATTAATACTAACAAACCACCAATGATCTTCTTCACGGATGAGCACTTGTTGATTTGTTTTGGTAATGTGTCTAAACATTGGAATATAGTAAACGGATATATCCAACCTAATGCGAATGTGGTATCTGCTGTATTTACACCTAACTGTATCGATGTAGTAATTGACTATTCGTTAAAAATACAATTAGATTGGTCTATTGTGCATACTGCATAGGAGATAACTATGTTAGAAATCGAAGGTGATGTATATAAAATGCCTGAACACATAGCTTGGGCTAACATGATTCAGCAATGTAAGTCTACCAATAGACCAGATAGTAAGTATTACTCTTTAAAAGGTATCCGAGTATGTAAATCATGGTCGGCATCTTTTATTAACTTCTATAACGATCTTGGTCCTAAGCCTAGTAGTATACATGTACTAGATCGCATAGATAAGGATAAAGACTTCAACAAGGATAATTGCAGATGGGTACTGAAGGCTAAACAAAGGTGTTCTAAACCTAGATATTATCAATATCTAGGTAAAATGTATACCATAACTGAATTGCACAATTTGCTATCAGTCTCAATACCTCTAAGTATCTTCAGACAAAGAGTAAATAAAGGTATGGAAATAGAATTAGCTATGTCTATACCAGTGAAAGTTAAGAAAAGATTAAAAACATAAAACATAAAAATAGACTACCGTAATGGTAGTCTATTTTTTTAGCATTAAGATGCACTAGATGAAGCTTCGTTACGTGCAGCTAATGGATCACCATTACCAGTCACAGCATTCTTACCTTCGATAGCGTTAACGAACCCAGTATCCAGAGGAGAAGCAGCAGTACCGACCACGGCTTTAGCCATTTGCTCCATATTGGTGTGGAAGTTCTTGTTAGCAGCTTTAACATCAGCAGACTCATTATCCAATACGTTATGCATGAACATTGGATTAGCACCGTTGAAGTTCATAGCATCCAATAGTTTCTGAGCTAGAGCTACAGCACCATTACCGTATTGTGCAATACCACCTACGTTAATAGATAACTCTGATATCTCAGAAGCTGAAGTTAAATCACGTTTACCAATAATATCACCAGTGGTAACTGGGAACATATTAGTAACTACCCATGCTCTATGTACCTTACGACCCTCAGGTGTAGGTTCAAAGAACACAGCACTAAAGCTATACATATCAGCTAACATATCACCATCGTAATTATCGATAGTACCCATCAATGCAGTCTTAGTATCTGGATCCATCATACCGTAACGAATCCAAGCATCTAAGAATGTCTGAATAGGGTTACCATACTTATCAGAAGCGTAAGTGAATGTTACGTCAGTTCTAGCACGAGTTACGTTAGTGAACTCACGTTGCATTTCACCAGCGCCACCTACTGCATGTTCAGCAGTCTCTACTGTTAAGCCAGCGTTTAAACCTTCGATACGTAGTGGATGTAACTCTACTAAAGATCGTAATGTCTGTACCCATTTAGGTGGATCTGGCATTCTTTGGAAAAAACGGGGTGCTTCTAGTAACACACAGACTAGATTACGTCTGATGTAAGCCTGGTTACTTACCCATTCAGTTAATACTGGTGTCCAGCCAAACTGTCCACCGTAGGCTAGATCTACCTGAGGTGTAGGTTCAGATGCACTCCATGCTTTGTTCTTCATCAGAACCTGAGGAATACGTGCCATATTTTATCTCCAATATGGGTTTAAAAATCGAGTATCAGAATATTGTATACTCGGTGGGTTAATATTAAGGTATAATTATTTTTAATACCGTGATCTGCTTTTTCTATCTTCTTCTAACCTACTGCGTAATGCTGCATACGTTAGTATCTCAGTGTCAGCTAAACTATTTAGCTCTTCTGTTTTACGTTTCAACTCTAACTCTAATTTATAAGTAACGAAGCTATCTACCTCTGCTAATAATTGATTATAAATGTTATTAATCTCTCTCTTACTATGTTCTATTTTGTAATCAATAGTTGTATACTCAGATAGATCTTTAGTCCTAGATAGTGCTTCGGTTTGACCTAATCCGTAGAATGTATGGTTCTTAGCTTTAGTTAAGAAGAAGAATGCTAATAGGTAAGCAATTACCATATCGTCATGTCCACCTTCTGGGTGATCTACTCTATTATTACGTATCTCTAACGATAGTAACTGATCTATCAATTTCTTATCTTTTAATTTACCACCAGTAATCTTTAATGCTGACTGTAGTGTATCTGAGTATAGATCTGCTCTAGATGCTAAACCAGTACCACTAGTAGAGAAACCTACCGATTTCTTATGTTTATTAACCACATCGTAAGGTATACGATTATGATTAATCTCTTTGTATCTATCTCTATCATCTTCGAAGTCATTAGCTACTCTATTGAACAAACGCTTATACGGATTTATACCATCGTTATACATATATAGGAGTAGATAGTCTATGATAGATGAACCAGTAGATCTACGTTCTATAACCGATATTAGTTTAGGATAGGTAGTGAACCAGCTGTATAGGTATTCCGAAAATAGAATTAGATTAGATTCGTTATAATTACTAGCTGCTAATACTTCACCAGTTTCACCAGATACTAATAATAAAGATATCTCATCACCACCACTAGCATCACTAGGATCAATAGCTAAGATAGTTACCTTAGACATTACTCTAGGTATATCTTCCTCAGCTACGTACCATCTAACTACATAGCCTTTCACCATCTGTATAAACTTAGGTTCCTCTTGACCATTACGAATAACATCTGTTAAACCGTAAGGAATAGGAGATAGTAAACTACCGGATGTCCACTTACATAGATAATCTCTTTCAGCATCTTGACCAGTAGATCTAGACTCTTTAATAGCCTGTCTGAGCCACTCATCTGTATAGCCTAGCTGTCTATGGTTAAAGCTACAGTTAACGCTTAGGTAGCCTTTAGGACTGTTTCTAGTGATAGTATCCCATAGTTCTGCCTGATCAGTAGAATCCATCAGCTTCTCTGTCCACTCCATAGAGTTTTCAAACTCTTGATACATGTATTTACCATCTCTATCATCCTTCTTACCAGCTGTAGTAGTGATGATAGTACCGTATGGTGAATTAGATCTCCTAGCTGCATCCCTAGCAGCTGTACCAGCTGATAGAGCTGCTGGTAACGTAATACCGATGTTAGGTAAGAATGCTCCTTCGTCTATATGGAATATAGGAGCAGTTAAACCCCTACCTACGTTCAAAGCCATCTTAGGAGATTTATTAGGTAATAAACCTTTATAAGTATTACCTAAAGATTTAACTGTAATACCCTCAGTATTGTTAGAATCAGCTTTACTCCTCTGTCTCAAGTAGTAAGGTAACTCAGCCTCAGCTAGTTTCAATCTCTCTATGTTAGCAGCTCTTAGCCCCTCATCTTTAGTGATCAATACTATCTCAGTATTAACACACCTAATATTCATCAGGTAAGTCATCAGAATGTCTGAGTTGACAGACTTACCAGTCTGTCTAGGTTGTAGTAACATCACTGTAACATGATTAAAGAATAACCAGAATAAAGACATATTACCTCTGTTAGCCCTCAACCTAACAGCTGATTCACCAGACACTGGTGGTACCCTAGCTATCTCCCTAGCATAGTACCAGAAGTTATCCCTACATTCTATAGCTACCATAGCCATCTGTTCTAAAGTTAAGTCATTAGAGAATGGATCTATGTTTTCTAACTCGGGATTCAATAAAGTGAGTGGAAATGCGTGATTACTAACACCCATGGTCTTCAGTAATCTACTGTAACGAATAAAGCTTTCGTTTTTAGTAGATAGATGTAATCTAGCATGTGGGTACTTACTATAGTCACTATTGAATAGTATTGTCATACATCACCTATTTAAATACTCGAACATCTCGAGTATTATTTAAAATTAACCATATCATAACAACATTTATCAGTAGGAATTAAAATGAGAAAGATATCACCATTAGTTATGTCAGCATACTTATCTAACCATTTAGCTTATAATAATGACCCTACAGGTAAATCTGGTAAACAGCTAATACTGACGAATACTGATCTAACTGACTTAGACTTGCGTAACCTAGACCTACTGAATGTCACTATCTCACGATCTAGTTTAACTGAACTAGATGGTACTCTTTTTCGTAATGTTAATTTCAGCGACAACAAGCTGGTATCAGCTAGTATGAGTGATGTTATAGTTATCAATTCTACTCTTAGACATCTATATATAAAAAATAGTACACTGAATAACACAGTGTTTATAAACACTGATCTAAGTGGTAGCTTCTTCATAGATACTGATTTATCAAACGTTAGATTTAGTAACTGTATCTTAAATAAAGTCACTATGAGAAATGTTAAACTAGCTAACGCAGTATTTATAGGGACTAACCTAAATGGTGTCACTATGGATGATAATACTAAACAAAATGCTATTTTAAGTTATAACTGATTCATCTGTAATAACATTTTAGGAGTTTATCATGTTCGAGGCTATATTAGAAAGATACGCAATATTGCTGAGGTTAAAAGAACAGTATAGTATTAAATCATCTACCTTAGATGGTAAACTGAGTACTCTACTGAAGTACATAGGTAATAACGGTGAAGGTATTACTACATGTGATGATGAACTAGTAATTCATGAATGTTTATCAGTGGAGGATTACCTCACTATTAGAGATGAGAATGATACATTTATCAATAAGAACCTATTACAATACAAAACACCAGTATTAGTATCTCTAACTAGGTTATCCTACGATGTTACAGTAGCTAACTCTGCAGATATAAAAGAGATAACTAAGTCACTATATCCATACTTAGCTATGGCGACTCAATCTCTAACTCCATCGTTTGAACACAAATTAAATGTGGTATCTACGTTACTAGTTGATGTAACTGACGTAGAATTAGCTAAACATTTGTTAGAAAATATTTCTGAGATAATCAGTATTGAAAAAAATAGGTTCTAACAATTAATTAGAGATATGAACTATGACGTTGAGTTTTGTAAAAGACACCGAGTTACCAGCTGTTATAGCACCTAACACACTATATCTTATTAAGACAGCTGACGGTTTTACGTTACATCTATCAGATAAAACGGGTGGTACTACCGTAGGTGCTGCGGCTGATGCTAAGTTGATAGATATGGCAGCAGGTATAGATTTATTAATGGATGCGGTATCTGACCTAACCAATAGTAATGTTGCTATGGCTAATAGGTTAAAGGATATTGAATATAAATTAGATATGTTATCGTTAACGTTATTCTAAAATGTACTCTTTAATAATTAAATAGACTACCGTTTTAGGTAGTCTATTTTAAGTCCTATCGTGGATAATTTTAAACATATATTACTTTAATGATTATTAATTAAGGAGTGCGATATGAAGGCTATTATTACTATTGGTTTACCAGGTTCTGGTAAGTCTACTTATTTTAAGGGGCATCCAGGAGAGGTCAATCGTGACGATATCCGGTTGTCCATCTTTGGAGAGAGTGAGATGATTGATTATTACTCACACTCATCTCTCCGTTCGAGGGAGAAAATGGTAGACAAGAAAAGAGATGAAATGATCTCTCTATTGGCTAAGACACATTCAGATGTCGTTATAAGCGATACTAACCTTAACCCAAGATATCGAGATGAATTGGAAGCACAACTCGTATCTTACGGATATGAGATTGAATACATGATATTCGATGTACCTTTAGAGACATGTATGATACGTAATTCTGACCGAGATGGATGGCGTAGAGTACCATCCAATGTGTTAGCTGGTATGTTAAAGTCTTTAGTGGAAGCTATAGATTACGTGAAGACTAACGGTAAACATTACACTTTAGTAGGAGTTGATGAATAATAAACAAAATAAACTACCCTAATCGGTAGTTTATTTTTTTAACTTTTTATGGCGTGGTGACTATTTTTAATGATATATTACTATAATGAATGTATACATTTAATAACCTTTTTAACGGAGAGTCGATATGAAAAATGAAAAAGTTAGCATTATAGAAATGCTTGAGTCAGCACAAATGTCTTTAAATGAGATATCCAAAGATGTCTCTAATCTAGATAGTAAACTAGAAATCTGTAAAACTGAAAAGGAGAGTATCTTAACAAAGTATGAAAGACTAGTATATGCATTACGCGTATCCGGTATGACAGATATAGTTAACCAGATATTAAGTAACAACACTTTTCAAAGTGGTAATACGTTTCAGACTCCACCACGTGGAAGTATGTTTCAAACACCACCACTACAACCTGGATTTCAACCAAACTTTCATGAGGCTAACTATCGCTTTATTCAACCGGGTATGCCTAGACAAAACTCTAGCTACCATAATATCCACCCAGGTGTACCGCTAACTCATGCGAATCTGGCTTTGGATAACTATTTGAATAATTCAGATACGTTTGTTAATGCTGATATTGAACAGAAGTACTCTATTTCTGGTTACAAGCCAGCCGCACAAACTGGTCCAGCTGAGTTAGTAACACATGCTACAATCATTCAGGTGATCCGATTAATAAACAACTCTAATGCACGTATTAACATATTAGAGTTAGCCTTAGCTGATCTACAACGTAAGGTAGACCGTATCGATAAAGAAACAGTATCTAAAAATGAGACTAAAAAGTCTAGTACTGATGCTGTAACTAAAGCTAAAGATATTGTACCTGATGCCATAGACGAAACTAAAAAGTCTAGTACTGATACTGTAACTAAAGCTAAAGATATTGTACCTAGTGATGTAGCTGAGACTAAGGAGTCTAGCTCAGATTCTGTAACTGAAGCTAAAGATTCAGTACATGATCCTGTACTCGAGGCTATGAAGTCAGACATGAAAATCGAGGTAGCCTTGATGGATACACTACGTATTCGTCACGAGAAAAATAGTCGCGAGTATAGAATGGATTTATCTAATCTAGTAACTAGGAGTATGAAGCTACTTAACTTTACACGTGTATCGGATCTATCTGCATTAACTGGTGTAGATCTAAGTTCACTAGGTATAATGCGTAAGGCTATCGTCTCAGTGCGAGTTGAAAAGGTGGCTAGACTAATCAACAAGCTAAGTGAACGTTTAGATATTGTTATTGATGAAAATTCAATAACAGTTAAACCAAAGGCTGTTTAATTAACCATTCATTCAAATATAAACAGACACACCTATTATAGGTGTGTCTGTGACACTTTAATCATAGAGAGAGGTAGATATGAAAGACAATTATGAACATAATGTTAAAATTGCTGTATTGTTAAAGGTGTTACGTGGAGCACTATTTATGACTCAGAATGAGTTTGCCCACTGGTTAGATATACCACGGGTTACAATTACTAGAGCGGAAAAACTACGTTTACCTTTAAAGGTAGATATTCTATTAAGAATTAATCGAATGGCGAGGGAAGCTGGTCTAGAGATAGACTTCATGGCAGAAGAACCCGTATTAAAGATCACTGAGAAATTCTTAGCTAAATCTAACATCACGTATGGTGAAAGGTTAGCTAAATATGGGAAAAAATACGATGAAGATTATGATGGTTATGACATGTAACTAACATAAAATAGACACACCTTTAGGGTGTGTCTATTTTTTTACTAATATACGTTTCTAAACTTATTTGTTTAGATCAGCTGTATACACAGGTGTATCTGGATCTATTCTGAATGCATATGTTGAAGCAATCATGCTAGTCTTCATTGATGGGCTGTAGATCTTAATAGGTAGATGCCAGCTATAACCACGAAGAGCATCATACTCATCAATATAAGCAGCAGGTTGGATTACGAAGCGACCATCGAATCTACCTTCTGTTAGCTTAGTTACATGTGCGTTGATACGTTCTAGGAACTGT